TTCCATCTTGTCGATCTTGGTGCTCATCTCATCGAAGCGGCGTTCGTAACCCTTGACGCGCTCCCACAAGACTCCGTACTTCACTGGGTCGATCTCGGCCATTTCTGCTGATTCCATCATGAAAGTTCCCGTATTTTAACTAATTTGTATTAAGGCGCAAGGTAGTTTTGTTTGGTAGTTTTTGGGGCCAGTTGGTTTGGCTGTTGCAGTGATTGTTCAAACTGCTTTTTTACTTGGCGTGTACGCGCAACTTCAGCGGCTGTTTGCACACCAGGTATGCGCACTGGCAATTTCTGCAAAGCCTCAAGGCCACGCAAGACAGCACCAGAAGTGTTGCTGTAATTGACAGCGCCAGGCTCTTTGACCACCACATCTTTGATGGCATCTCGTAGATCCATGATCTGATCACGGCCAGATTTGCCATACATGTAAACCAGCTTGTCTTCGTTGTCCAATTGATTGATCAACGTGTTCAGGTTTCTGAAAGACATCTGATCACCTTTGGTGAGCATCTCTTTCATCTGTTGAATGGTCTGGCCTTGCAATTCTTTGTAGGCTTGTTGGCCGGCTGGTCCACCTTTTTTCAGCAAAGTGGTGACCGTGCGCATTTCTTCCAAAGAGCCGTCCAACACAATATGCTTGAACACATCGTCAAGCGCCACCCTGCGGTCAGCGTAGCCAGATTTGGTGCTCAACAGCTTGTCCACTCTGGACACGTCTTCAAACTGCTTTGCCAATTGCTCTCTGGCTTTGCGTGCTGCTTGATACAACTCACCGCCGGCACCCTCACCCATCTGGGTAATGATGTTCTTCATAGGCTTGGCGTTTGCCGAATCTTTGACCGTGCCAATTTGTTGGTAGATGTCTTCAAGCGCACGCACAGAAATTGCGCCAGTGTTTTGTGGGTCATTCATTCTCAATGACTCAGCCACAGAATCCAAAATTGGATCTAGCTTTTGGCGCTGTGTTGGTGTCTTGGTGTTGATGTAATCCAGCAAACTTTGATACGGCACTTGTTGCAATGTCTCGCCAGCGTTGTCGGCTCGGGCATACAACTGCTTGTAAGCATCAAATTTCTTGGTGTACTCGTCGTTCAACGCCTTGTCTACGATTCGGCCCACAGCCCTCATCTGCGTTGGGTCGGCAACTTCTGCACCGACTTCGCTAGTCATGCGTTCAAAGTTGTTGATGATGTCTTGTTTTTGGCCGGTCTTAAATGTTCTGGCTTTTTCAGACAATTCAACTTTTACGTCTTCAGGAATGCCAGCAATGACGCCACGCTGAACTTCAGACTCAAACTGTTGCTTTTGTAAATTCTTTTCACGCTCACCAGCCGTGGCACGAATGCCCAAACGCTGCAAACGCTCTTGGCGCATCAGATCTTCTGCGGTAGTCGCAGCGCCCATGCCCTGCATTTGAGGCTGTTGTGGCGTTGGCAAGACTCTTGCCAAAGCGTTTTGCACTGGTGGTGCCATTTGCGCAACCATTGGCCGCAGGGCAGCGCCGGTCTGCTGTATGGCAGGAAAAGCCAGAGCGTTCAACGAAGTGCCAACACTACCAAGTGTTGGCGGCAGTGCCGCAGTCAACGGCTGCAAGAACTCGCCAACGGCACCCAACGCTTGCCTTGCGGTTTGTGTACGGGGTTGGTACTGAACAGCCTTCATGCCTGCTTCCATAGCCCTGCGGCCTTCTGGCGTGTTAATGCCTTGACCGCTGGCAGCAAGTGAGATGCCACCGGCAATTGGAGAGATTAAACCTCCGGCCAAAGTCGCACCCAGCGCCAGCGGTGTTTCTATGATGCCCGAGATTCGGTCACGCATAGACACCTCTGGTGGCTTAACGCCAGTCACAACATTTTCAGCGCCTGGGATTGCCGCAGCCGAACCCAAACCGATGGTCTTGTAAAAGTCCATCTTGGGGATCTGGCTGTAAAACTTTTGGTGCAGTGAGTCAGCCAATGTCAGGTCAGGAACATCGTTGTACTGAGGGTACTGTGTTCTAAATTCAGCAAGTGTTGCCATTTATTGGCCCCTAATTCCAAGTCCAAGTGGATCGTTGTTTGTTGCGCCAACTGCACTTGGAATGCCGGTTATAAACTTAGGCGAAATGTTTTTTGCACCTGGCCCTGCTTGAATTTTCATAGACTCAATAGCCAATCGCCTTGCTCTGGCTTTTTGTTTTACAACTTCAGGATTGTCATTAATTTGTGGAAAGTATTTTTCATCTTCTCTGGCAAATTCTGAATCTGAAATTACAGCGCCAGATTCTTTTCTCAACACAGCAGTAATGAAGTTTGATTTTGCTTGATTGACTTGTTGTTGCGCTGTGCTGGTGCCGCCCAAAGCACTTGGCAAGACTCGGCCCAAGGTTCCGCCAATAAATGGGGTCTGCTCAATCACCGCACCTTTCAAAACGCCTTTTTTGGCCAAGTCTTCCAAAATGGTTTCGGCTTCTAGCATCCTGATGCCAAACGCCGTAGCGTTGGCTTGCCCCTCGTTAAGTGCCGTGGATTTGCCACGCAGTTGTGTTGGACCAGCAGCAGAAGCAACCCCAGGTGCGGCAGCGACAGCGGGTTGATCCAGCACACTGGTCATGCCTGGGATGGCTTGCGTTGCTGGTGCTGGCATACGTGGCCCAGGCATACCCGCACCAGGTGCCGCTGGAGCAGCCGCAGGCGCAGCGCCACCAATTGAAACAGGGAAAGCCTGCAAGGTGCGCTTGTTCACACCAACAATTGAGCCATCTTCAGCTTCTTTAAGTTCAAAGCCAGGATTGGCCTGTTCAAACGCAAACTTTTCCTGCGCCAAACTGAGTTGACCTTGTGATGTACGAAGTTGACTGCGACCGATGTCAATGCGCTCTTGCTCACCCGGAGCCATCATCTTAGGGGTACGACTGACTTCGGTAATTTGACCTGTCAACGGTTGGAACGTGCGGTCAATCAACACATTGCCGGTGTCCTTAGTGGACAGTTGCGGCTTGTTCATCTCCATGAACTTTTCGGTGCCCAGCTTGGACTCGTTGATCAAACGGTTTAAGCCACCCGGGGTCTGCAACAATTGTTGAATGCGGGCCATTGACTGGTCCACCGTGATACCACGGGCTTCCAATGCTTTGCCGATTACGGGGTCAGCATGGTTGGCGCGGTGCCACTGCATGTATCTTTCGGCAGCATCGGGCGAGGCTGGGTCAAGCGTTTCAAGAAAACCACGCGACTGTTTTAGTTTATCGTCAAGCAACTTAGATTGAGCAGCCGCCAATGTCGTAGGCTGTGCTGCTACATCACCTTGTAACTTTTGCTGTGTCGTGCGGGCAGTCTGCAAATCAACTAAACCCTTTTCAATACCGGGCAACTTGGAGCCAAAGCCACCAGTCGAGAGTGACCCACGCAGCCTGTTGATGTCAATTTCACCGGTCTGTGGGTTGTACGCCTCGGCGTATGCGCGGTTCAGCGCATTGGTTGATTCTTGCTCACGCTGCACTTGCCGCATTTGCAACTGGGCCAGTTGGTTTTGCTGCTGTGCGCCTTGGATAGCTGCCACACGACCGTACTGAGCCAGTGGGTCTTGTAGTTCGATGCCTCTGACGGCCAATGAGATGTTGGGATTAGTTGCCATTTTCAGTCCTTACGGGGCGTAACCCATTGGGCCTTGACCCGAGTACCCAACAGTTGGTGTCGGAGGACGCAGTGCGTTTAAGTATTGCTGACCCTGATAGTAGTTCAGACCAGTGCTCAAGGCACCAGTCAACGCGTTGGCACCACCCACGTAACCCGAGGCTCGGGCTTGACCGGCAGCACCAAAAGCCTCACTTGCACCTTGACCGTAAGCACCCAACGCATTGCTTATTCCCGAAGCCATATTTTGACCCGCTGCTCCGACTTGCTGTGCCGAAGTTTGACCAACACCGGCCAACGACTGAAGTGGGTTTAAACGGGCGCTGCGTTCAGTTTGATAACGGTTAAAAGCGTTCTGGTACTCCTGCGATCCAAGGTCTTGACCAAATCGCTGGATGCCCTTAAGCGTAGAACCCGAGAGCAGGCCACCACGAGCAGCAGCGGATCGCTCCAGACCCTTCATCCCCTCGGACATCCTAAATGAATAACCGGGGTCTTGCTGAAACTGCGACATACCAAAAGGCGTGTAATCTGTCGCACCTTCTAGTTTGTTTAGTGCCCGCAATCCTACATCGCGAAACGGTTGCTGCAATTCAATTTGTCGATTAAATTGCTCACGTTGAAGTGCAATTTGTTGATCAGCAATTTGCTTTTGAATTTGCGCGGATTGGTCAGCAGCGCCAGCTTGCGCCTCGGCTGCTTTACCAGACGCTCGACCGCCAATTAATGCACTGCCGACAACGGCACCAGCTACCCAAAATGTCATAGTGACACCTCAATTTGTTTGTTCTTGACCGTGTTGCCCAAAGCATACATCGAATCGGGTTCTACCTCAACCAGATCGGCTTCGGCTTTCTCGACCGTTGTTGCCTCAATGGCGTGAAACGTCATGCAAAGCGCATCAGTAACTGCGTACACTGCCCGCTTTGTCCCGGGTTTGCTTTGAAACAAGTGAGGCCCGGTGACCTCTTGCACATTACCCTCACCGTCCGTGATCGCCACGGTGCCTGACACGATGAGGTACAAGTGTTCTTTCTTGTGGATTGCCCCAACTACCAGCACTCCGGCGTGACGAAACACTTCGCGGCAGTACATACCGCCGTGGAAATAGTGCTTTGTCTTGGGTTCGTATTGCGGCAGTTTTGACAACTCTTGCTGCAACGATTCTACCTTTTGCCGCATCATTTGAGGCGGCGCAACAGCGAACCCTTCACCGTAAGTCACTTGCATCAGGTCACCTCGCGGCCAGAAACCCGCATGTTGATGGCGGTGGCGGTTCCAGCGATTGTACTGATGAAGTCGCCGGGGTTCAAAACCTGCCCGACCAACTCGGGAAACGTGTAGACCTCGGACGGCTGAAGCGTCTTGGTCTTGGTGATCAGGTTGCTGTTGCCAGCGGAGCCTGCCAGGGTAACCAAGTTGACCGAGATCGTGGCAGCACTGGCGCTGTAATTGGTCGCCGTAAACTTGTCGATGATCGTGGTCACGCCGGTTGCGGTGTACTGGGTTGTCTGGCTGTTTGCAACATCTTTCGATGGCACAAGGTTTTTAACGGTGACTGTCATTGGATACCCCCAATATTGTTTGAAACTGTGAGAATGATAGACGGTATGCCGGGGACAGGTGCAGTCGCAGGCACGGAAAGAAGTTCAACACTCAGGCTGGTCGTTGAAAACATCATCTCAACGTAGTCGCCAGCGTTGAGGTCAAAAAAGTAGTTGAGTGACGAAAATATCTCAGCGTCATTGCCCTGAATCCTGATCTGGCTGGCGCTGTCGGGCACGTCTGTGCCGTTGAGTCGAAACCAGAAGTAGAACTCGGCCACGCCGCCTGTGGTCTTGTCCAACTGAAACGAGGTGTCAAAGTTGTAGATGCCCGGTGTGTCCACGTACACCCTTGATGTTGGGGTGCCAAGATACACACCTCGGCTCAAGTCCGTAGTGTTGAACGTAATCGCTTGGGCCGTGTTGATCGTGGTGGCCGTCTGAGTCGTGGTGTCGTAGAACGAGCCGTACCGCGATCGTTCAAACTCACGAGGGGCTGGGGTCATTTGAAGACCCTCGATCTGCTTTTGCAACTCGGCTGTCAGTTCAGTGCAAGGGCTTTCGATCTGCTTTTGCAACCCCTCGATTTGCTTTTGCAACTCGGCTGTCAGTTCGGTGCAAGGACACTCAATCTGCTTTTGCAACCCGTCGATCTGTTTCTGCAACTCGGCGATTTGGTCAAGTGCGCTTTCCTGACTTGGCTGTGTCTTGAGCGAATCAATACTGATGACGATCTCGCCAAAGTCTTCTTGGGTGGGCATGGGTGGCCCCACCTGCAAGTCGGTCAGCGATGCGGTATTCTGGCCGCTGCCGGTCAGCACAAACAGGCTCAAGAAAAAGCGATACCACTCACGCGAGATAAGGCCAGTCTTCGGGTCCAGCAAAGGAACCCGAGGAGGCGTGATGTTGGTCAGTTGTGCGGTTGCCATTACGCGACAGTCGGACTGAGGATAAGTTCAGCACCCATGATGGCAATCTTCACGGGGTCAGTGCCCGACAACTCGTACACCCGGTCACGCAGCTTGAGCGTCATGCCCAAGCGCCTCCAAAATGTACGGCGTCCATAAGCACCGATTGGACCCAAAGATGTCCAGTGCTCGTTAGACCATGTGTGTCCACCGTCATCGCTCCAGCGCAGCATGACTTGGGGGTCGTAACCAGGTGCAGCAGAATAACCAATGGTTGACAACATCATGGGCGGCACAAACGGCACGGGGTAGGCGGCTGCATCAACCAGCGGCTCAAAACCATCACCCGCCTCGGTGGTCAGCACTTCGCCCGTTTCGGCAGTAATTTCGTTTTGCACGTACTCGGCAATCAAAATGTCGCCGTTTTCAGCCGTTAATTCTTCCGCATCGTAGGCGGGGTACAAGTTCAAGCCAACACCTGCTTCACAGTTAAGCTGAAGGCTGTGCTGCGCAGTGCGTTTGAAGTTGTTCTGGCCCGTAGGCAGTGCCCGCCATGTGCGATACCACTTTTGAATCTGGCCGTTGTCCGAGTAATCCTCAAGATCAAAGGCGTAGATGTTGCCAGTCTGAAAGTCACCGACAACAATCTCGTTGTTAAACGCCATTTGGCAGTTGCTGCGGTGACGGGTAAATTGCCCATTCTCAAACCCAGCCCGTTCGTGCCATGCCTGCGTTGCCACGTCATACACCCATGTGGTGTTGGCCGATGGGAAGATCAGGACGTAGAAAGCGTGACCGTCTTGCTGGTACGTGTACCCAAAGGCGTCAGTGATGTCGTCGTACTGCTGGATTTGCCACTCGACAGCGTGTGTCGAGATGCGGGTGCCCGTGTAGCCGTTGGCCCGGTAGACGATGCCCTTGCCACGGGCGTCAGAACCCAGCCAGAACACGCCGTTGTCGAGTTTGGCAAGCGAGTAGGGGGAGATGCAGCCAATCTCGTTAAAAGCGCCTTGGATGCGCTGCAACGGAAAGTCTGCTGTCCCGGCGTTGTACCAAACCTCGACCGAGTTGGTGCCCAGCACCCACACTTCGCGGTGGTCAACGATCAAGGCGGTTATGTCGTCAGGCGCACCCTCGGCGCTTACAAAATCCAGCGGGTCCACGGACAGGCCGTCCAGCAGGCTGGTGATCCAAAGGCGCTGGCTGTTTGGCTCGTTGAACACAAAGTAGCCGTCCAGATAGCCCACGCTCACTGCGCCGGGAAAGTCAGGGTCGGTGATCTGCTGGAACACGTTGGTCGTGTTGTTGTAGATGTAGCTTGGCCCGTTGGCTGCAATGAACACTTGGGTTCCGTTGTCAGCGATGCTCACGGGGCCAGTGCCCGCCACGGTGCCCAGCAACGTGGGAACGTAACTGTTGGTGATTTTGAAGAACTGGTTGCCCGACACAACAAAGGCGGTGCTGCTGTCAGGCGCAAAATCCCACAGGCCACGGATTGGACCGTTGCCGATCGACGCCAGCAAGCGCAACCCTGGCGCACGGTTCAGAAACGCAGGCTCTAGTCCACCCTCGGGGATGACCTCGGGGAACAGGTTGACCATGCGGGCATCCGCAGCGTTGACACTGCGGGCCACGTAGGATGAACCGAGGATGGGCGTTTTCATTACGCTGCCACGCCCTTGATGACGGCAAAGTTAAACACGGGTGTCTCTGTTGTCGTGCCGCCAGTGGTTCGGAAGGTGACGTTAAAACTGCCTGCCGCAACAGCCGTGACCATCAAGTCGTACAGGTCTGTGCCTGACTTTTGGTTCAAGATAATCACATCAGTCGCTGCCACAGTGCTGTTGGTAACGGTGAAGGTTGCCGCTGTTGCCGAACCTGCTGCGCTGAACAGCGTAATTGCACCAGTGGTCTTGTCTAGCGTCACACCTGTGGTTCGGCTGGTGATCTGCGTAACTGCACCGCCAGCACCAGTGGCATAACCCACACCAGCCGTGCCAGAGGATGTGACCGCTGCGGTGACTGCAAGGCTTGTGCCTGTGGCTGCACCAATGACAGGAGTGACCATGACCATGCTGGTGCTGGTGCAGGCGCTGATATTGCCGCTGGTCACTGTACCCAGCACAGGCGTGACCATCGTGGGGCTGGTAAACAACAGCGTCTTGGTAAGCTGCTTGGTGATGCCGCTTTGCACGATGGGCATAACGTCTGCTGCGTTGATGACTGTCGCAACGGGCAGTGCTGAAATGGCGATGGTGGTCATAATGGCTCCTAGAAATTGCCTGCGTAGATGTTGAAACGCTGACGATTGGACACCAATGCGTAGGGCATGGACATCACATCGTATGGGTTGTTAATGCGCTTGAGGTTGCGCTTGCTGGTCATGGCGATGCGCTGCACCTGCGGGCTTGGCTCCACGCCAAACTCGGGTGCGATCTCCATCGCCAAGTTGTAGGCAAACGCCCGCATGTAACCTGGGGGAAAGAACAACTCGGTTGCCAGCAAGGCAGGCTGCGTCAACTCTTGCACCGAGATGAAGTGCCACTCCAGCAACTGCGTTGGCCGGGGGTAGATGTACATCTCCACGTTGGGGAACGTGTTGTTGACGAAGATGACCTGCGGGAAGGTTGATGTCGAGGTCTTGACAGCGATGCCGTTGTACTGGTCTTGGTTGATGATTTTGATGCCATACGACACGCCACTGGGGGCGCGGAAGTAGGTGCCATCATCAAGCTGGATTGGGCGGTTGCCTACAAAGTCACCAGAGGGGCCAAGGGTCTGTTTGATCTGGCCCACGGGCCAGTTGAACACTTGGTCTTGGGTGCAAAACACAGACAGACGCTCGGTGTTCCACGAGTCGATCATCTGGTTCATTGCAGTCAAGGCATCCTGACTGGTAGCCGCTGACGCCGTTTCACCTTCGGCAAGAATACCGAGCAGCCTGAGTGCTCGGTTGATCTGGTCGCCAGCGGTATAAGCCATTTCAGTTTCCTTCGGATTCGTCGCTTGCCGAAGTCAGAAAAGAAGGGACTTCGTTGGGCTGTTCGACAGGTTGATCGGTCACTTTGCGAGTGTACTTGCGCTTTGGCGCTTCGACTACCGGCTCGGATGCCACCTCGACAGGTGTGTCAGGATTGTACCGTGTCCAGCCGTTTTTTTCATCCATCTCAATTTCAGCTTCGTTGGTAGCAACTTTGGCACCAAACTCAGGGTGTACGAGGATAATGTTCATTCAAATCTCCATGTGAAAACGGGGCCGAAGCCCCGTTTTACCAGTTGCTCAAGAATTAAGCAACGCGATAGATTGAGTACGCTGCGTCACCTGTTTTGCGGAAACGGAACGTACCAGATGTGTTGCTGGTTTTGGTCAGCGAATCTTGGATCGTGTCGTTACCAACAAGGGTGTTGCCCGTGCCAGCGGTGAAGACCACATCGTTTGCTGCATTGTCACCAAGGTTGATGAAAGCGCAGTCAAATGTTGAGCCAACTTTAAGGCTAGG